CCGGGGGTCATAAGTGGGTGGGCTCTCCATGACAATTCAATTGAAGCCGTTTCAGTACGAGAATATAACTACTTCAGTGTGCTCGCAGACGAGTCACACTGCTCTGAGCACAGTGTTTCTGTGCCTGTGGGTCCGGACGAGTTCTTTGTGGCGACAGCTACGCGGATGTCGGGATCCGACAAACGTTCAGCATTGCACCAAAATGCTGACATTCAGCGTCGGGGAGGTCGTATGGATGATGCGCGCAAGAATGTGATCCGTATGGATCGTGCGGATTATGCGTTCAACGTCTCCGTAACGCCGGGTGAAATTAGTGACATTTTGTTTAAAATACCAGACCACGGACGTGTGAGTCCGCGTGATAAAGTATCCATGGTTGCTAATGCATCCGTGAGACTCGGGACGAACCCGGGGCCGAGCTGGACGGCTGCAGGTTTTACCGACAAGCGTGAGGTCTTACCTCTAATCCCACAAATTGTGGAGACGATACGGGCTGGACGAGGTCGTAGGGCTAGGTGCCGGGCCGCAGGGCGGACGGCACTTAGACATATGCATGAGTTCGAGCAACGGGACGCGGAGGGCAAGGCTCTCGGACGCTCCATCTTCATGATGGATGCGGAGGAGCCAGTTATTGCATCCCAGTTCACCAAACCTCTCATTGACCGCGCCAGAACATTTGGGCGCGAGATATGGTTGGGATTCAACAAGTATGGTGAAGATCCCAATGCTCTGTACGATCTTATCCGGAACGACGACGCCCATGCCAACTTAGACATCTCAAGTTTCGATCTATCCGCAGGGACGTCCGCCAAGGAGTTCGCCTTTGACGTGATGGAGAAAGCATTGAACCTAGACGATCGTGAGGATAAGAACGCCTTCGAATGGGCGCGTCGTCAGGTATGTGATCCGCTTCTGGTGACACCTGAAGGGCGTACCGTAGCCGGGGGACAGTTTTTACCCTCAGGATCGGGTTGGACGAGTATTGTGGGAACCATAATATCATACACTGTAGTGTACGACGCTCTCCGCGAACTGAGGAAGGTGGGCGAATTCCGCGTTGGCGCGGCCGGGGATGATACGTTCATCTCTGTGAAAAACTTTGTGGACACGTCAGATAAAGCCGTTAGAGGAAGTGGTGACATTAAGGGGTTGTCAGCGCGATTGGGTAAGGTCATACGTATGCGTACCGGGTTCCAGTTGAAGACAGATGAATCATGGTTTTCGGACCGCGCGTGCGTAGGATACATCCAACCCAAAGTGCCCAGGCCAATCTTGGATGGGTCCAGCTCGGCCATCCGTCAGTGGAGGGCGGAGAAGGAGGCAAGAATAGGGCGAAAACTACGATTTGATGAGAAGTTCATACGGTTGGACGTCGAACCGACGGAGGGTGCTGGGGGAAGGACACATCGGTGGAGCTATCACTTCCAAGGTGCGTTTCGGTTCCTGAGCCACTTTCTGAAGGTCGGGGGGCCAAACGATGTGGAGGACGTGTTCGGCCGCGCGGTAACGGCCATTCGACCAACACCCGAGGTGTTGGTTAGGTTGCAATATCCGGAGAACAAACCTCCGAAGAATCTCGACACACACGTGAGTCGACTACGTGCAGCTCTGATTGAGAATTTTCCGAACAGGCTGGTGCGTAATCGCCTGATGTATTATTTCTATGGGGCCTACCGCCTTGACAAGGAGGGGGTACATACACGGGCACATCTGCGCATTGAGCGTAAGAAAGGGAAATACG